GGTCTATCTATATTTGAATCTTCTACTACTCTGGATAATGCTTTATCTTTTGGTCCATAGGTAATGGGCACACGCATAAGATTGGTGACAGCTCCATTCTTATCGGTTCTAGTGATATAGATATTATTGAATAAGGTACCAAAACAAATGATATACTTGCGGATAAGATTAAAATAGAATGGTTTAAACATTAATAATCATCCTCAGCAAACGGATTCTTTTCTTCAAAGTTGATAAATGAATCCGAACCAATACTGAAGTTTTCTGTACCATATTGAATAGCATCATTATCTGCTGCAGGATTTGTGGTAGATAGATTATAACTTTCCATAACTAGAATATCACTGTTCTCATCTACTAGATAATCACCATTTTCATCCATAAGTGCATGGTCAAAGATATTTGTGGAATAATTCCTTTGTAGCTTATCAATCTCTGCAAACCCAGTATTGAATACTTCATTAGAGTACTCGAAGAGCTCACAGGTAAACTTCCACGTAGGCAAGGTACCTAGTGGATAAAACATGGAGAACTTATCAACATACATGACTTTGAAACATTTATTATTCAATGGAAAGTAAATAAGATCACCTTCATTTGGTCTTTGTTGACTGGTAGCCGCACCAATATTTTCCTCAAAGATTCTCTGTGAAACTACAAATGTTACTTGATCTCTAATCTGTAGACCAAACTTAGACATGAAATTCCCATCACCAGTAAAGCCGTCGATAGACTCAATATACATCACAACTTGTAGAGCTTGAGTATATTCTGATGAATCATCCTCAGTATAAAGTTGATCAAAGTTTGTAATTTTTCTAGGAAGATACATCATGTCTTGCCCGTGGATTGATATGGACTCAATGATTAAATCATGTAGCAGATTTTGTTCACCAGACGATGCAAAGTTATTGAAGTAAACAGAACTGCTACCACGCATTTACTTATCCTAAAAATTCTAAAAGTCTGAACATTAACGTGATGTTATTCTATACATATTAATATCAATCAGCCGCCAATCATATCAGTTACCGGAAGACTGTAAGAACTAATCATTTCTTGTTCTAGATCTTGACGCTCTTTTGTAGCTTCATTATAAATTGTCTGCCCATTAAAAGTTAAGCCGCCAGGGAGTTGCATCCCAGAGAATTTCTTCAGATTAGTTCCCCATTGTTGCTTGATCAAGCATGTAGCATATCTAGCTAACCAGCGGTCTTTCCATACATCAGTATATGTTGCAGGATCTACAATCTGATATGCTTCAACAATGATATAGTCACCTTGACTAACAACATTCCAATCCATATCAATATGAAGTCGATTGACATTACGATTATAACGAATAGGTTGTTGCCCTACAAGCATCTGTTCTAGAAACTGTATATGAGTTAGCGCCATGTAATATGGTACCATAGAAACAGAAGTCAATGTATAAAGATCATTCAAAGCAATCTGATATCGAATATTGAATAGACTGTTTGTATTCAGTCCTTGACCAATAGGAAACAAGTTGACAGCACCAATGATATTCTCAGGCATTGTAATATATTTGTTTGTCTTATCATTATCCGTGATCTGATATTTGTAATAAATCTTTTCAGTGCCGTCAAAATGATAGTCCCAATAATATTTTAATGCTTCATCAATACGATCATCAATTTGGTCATCATCCACATTAATTTCAATTACGGGTTTACCTAAAGTTCGTAGGCAATATTCAGCAAATTGTGGTTTAGTTGTTGGAGTAGCCATATGACTTTCTCTTTTTTGTAGATTCTAGTATAACGTCGGGTTTATTTCTACTGATGATAACGATTTCAGGCTCAACCACTTGTACTTCAACTACACCTGCAACTTCATGTTCTGGTACTAATGAATATCCATCAGCAAGAATTGTCATAGCATCTATAGATTCTGGTAGTTCCAAGTCAATACCATTATCGGTAAGTACTTTTACAAATGCTGGTTTATAGTATCTTCTAGGTCCAAAAATAATTTTATTATCTTTAACCAAAAGATATAAAGTGATGGGTGCTGTCATTTTTTTACTTTCTAATATCTTTTCATATAAGATATTTATATTATTGTGTTTTATTTATAATTGATTAACTGTTGGGAATAGACAAGTTGATATAAATCTTTCGACTGTGTCAGAATCAAATCCAAGCGATTTCATAACTTTTGGGGTGTGAGGGTTCAGTTTTTGGTTGTTACAATACCAATTTTGTGATTCTGTTGAATCTATATCCGAAGAAGAACCAATGTTTTCAAGATAGTAATGAAGAGTCTCATTGGCTAACGAAAGAATAATGTCAAGCTCTTCGACCGTGCTTATATTACCAGCAGCAACCATACTACCAGAAAATATGTTCTTTGCCCACTGAGGTAGTTCTCTTTTCTTTGACCATTCAATACCATCAACTTTGTCATGAAACCAATCTAACATGCAGTGTTGTTTGTCATATCCAGGTGAAAAGTCATGGAACGCACCAGTAACTTTAGACGGTCCTGCTATTAAATCGAATCCGTATATTGGACCAGGATCATTCGTGTGCGGGAAGATGCACAAATGCATCATGTAGAGTTTTTTTGTATCTCTCGCATCCAAAATATCAAGGTGGGCACGTCGAAATACACCGGATCTAAAAACATAATTTGGCCAATCAAAGCCGTGATCTTCTTCAACTGGTTCACCTTTTCTTTTAAGCACATTCAGAAAATTGTCTGATGCTTGTATGAGTCTATCAAATATCATACTCATTAGCTAAATCCTCAAATAATTTAATAGCAAAATCAAAAACAGTATTGGCTTCATCAGCCATGTTTAGTGATAGTTTTGAACGAAGCTTTTGTATGAGTTCATTTTTATTTTCAAATTCATACATATTACCGGGTCCGGGTGTAACTTTCTTAATCATAGCGCCACCAAACATATCGCCCATATGCCTAACATATATATGGGCTAATAGTTTATCAACATCAGTTATATTTGTTACATAATTGGTGTATTGATATGTTGAGGGATAGATTTTTAAATCTATGTAATTGAAGAATTTAAGATCTTTTTCAATCTTTTCTACTCTTTTAATATCTTCAATGTCATTTAGAGCTCCAGTATTTGTAGCAGTTACTTCAAGAGCCCTGTATATAAACAATTGATTATAAAGAAATTCTGCATAAACTTTTGTTGGAAGTTTACCGGCAAAAAGAGTCTTAACAAAAGCATGATTTTCTGCTTGATCATGCTTTTGTTTAATTAAATCACGAAGTGCCACAATATTATAGCTTTGCTGCTGCAATCAGAAATTGATTTTCTTGTTCTTCGTCGAAAGAAAGAGATGTTGCAACAAACTTAAATAAGTCACTTTCTCTTGCAACAGTGGTTTGATATTCCCATTCAATTTTAATTTTTCTTGCATCATCGGCTGTATTATTTGATATCGACAATTCAACATCATCTAAAGTGTCATCAGATAATAATTGCAATTTAAACTGTCTCATTGAGATAGAAGATGGCGGTAATTCAATTGCTGATTCAGCCAGGGCATTTAACAGTTCTAGCTTTTCTTGTTCTGTCATTAAACGATATAAACCATTGTCAGATGTATACATTTCGGTAATTTCCATTATCTTAACCACCCGTAAATATTACACTCTAATTTGAAATTTCTTAATGGTTGGTTACTAATATTAGGTTGCCTAAATTGGTTGCCGCCACAGCTGAACTGTATTCCAATCTGATCTGATTCAGAATAACCTGGTAAAAGGTTATTATCGCTATTCGGAATTGAAAAGTTAGTTCTAGATATAGAACCTGCGATGAAAGTAGTTTGATTACCAATGGTTGTTTCGGCGTAACCACCAAACTGTGTCATAAAGATATCGGTTTGTTTTAAAAAGCTTAAAGTAAAGTCTATATTTGATACAGTTAAAGGCACGTCCGTGGAAGAACTACCGTTAGTAACAAGTGAAATGCTGGCTGTAGTTATAGTTTCAAGTTTGAAAAATTTAGTTGCAGTGTAGTTACTAGCATTTCTTCTTGTTTGTATATTAATTAATGTCGTAGCGTTACAACCTACCGGTCCCATTGAAAATTGGATTTTTTTGTATCTAGCAAAATTAGCCCATACAGGAGCATCAATTGTGATTGTTCCCGGTCCAAAGAAATTAGCTGCTACTGAAGTATTAGGAAAATCAGCTATGGTTACAGTTTGTATTAATTCGACAGCAGCTCTAGGTGTTGCTACCGAAGAAATAGTAACACCACTATAATCTGTTGCTAATGGAGTTTTTAATAACATAATTAAACCTCTTCAACAATTGTTAATAGAGCAGAAAGAGCATTAGATTTATCGGATGCTATTCTAACACTATTATTATTAGCAAGCAAGTAAGTGTCATTTGTTCGAATATATGTTGTATTACTTGTTGATATTGATTGATTAGCGATAAAGAAAGTATTACTTCCGTCGAATATTGCTAACGTAAACTTAGCTATGTCATTATTACCGGTAACTGCATATACGGCATCTACTACCGAATTAGTGGCGTTAGCAGCATTGTATATCTGGAATACTGTGCTGCCCGTAGATTTCAATGTATAAAAGCCGCCGTTTGAAGTATTAGCAAACGTAACTCTAGGTGTAATGTTCTGTACGCTGTCAAATACATAAGCAACTGAAGTTGCATTAGAAACACCAGAAGTACTATTGAATGCTACAGCATAACCACGGCTTGTTACTGCTAGAGATGTATATTGAGAATTTGATGTTTGTATATTTGTTCCATATTGCCCTGCATACCATCCATAAGGCGAATTTAATTTACCTTCAATTGAAGACCAAACATGTGTAGGAGTGGCATTAGGATTATGAGCTGCAACTACAGCAATATTTTTGTATCTCTTAGCTGTCGTACCATAACGACTGGGTGTACCGGAACCGTTCAGAGAGAGAAAGCCAGTGGGCGCTAAAGAACTTGCTGAAACAATAATATCATATGCTGCACTTACACGCAACTGCCGAGTTTCTGCAAGAGTACTGGTATTAGTACCAATTATACGCCATAAACCACGAGGATATAATGTTGTTGCTGGGGTATCTTGAATTAATTTATTAGGTGAATTATACCCAACATTCCAGGAGCCGACACCAGCAGAAGTGAAAGAAGTTGCAGTTGTTGTTTGCCAAATGGTACTATAATACTGACTGATTTGTGTAGCCGGTGATGCAGCTCCATTATGCCATAGTAAATATGCACGCTCATCACCATTTAAATCAACATTGCTAGTTAAATGAGCTGAGCATCCAAAAGCACTTAGTGACAAAGTTGTTTGAACAGATGCTCTATTCAAGTCTTTTGGATTTAGAATTGGTTGTGTAGAAATAGCATAACCAGTTGTTTGCGAATCGTTCCAGTTATGCGCATATCGCAAAGTATAATTTGGCTCTGTCATTGTACGCGGAGCAAGGCACATCAATAGTCTTCCAGAAGGAAGCACTATAAGATTTCTTATATCATAAAGGTACGTACCATTAGTTAAATCTGAATATAGATTATTTAGTGAAAGTTCATCTAATATTACGCCATCAGTATTAATAGCATAGATTTTGCCATACTGCGAGACCATCCAACAACCAGCAACTTCAGACCAATCATAATGGTTGCCATATTCATGACCCCACGGAAAATAATTACCTGTGAACGTTCT